TATTAACTGGTCAGGGGTAGCATTTCGATGTTATCTCTATCTTTTAGTCATATATTATATCTTAATTATTCTATTCTGACTGGTCAAGGAACCTCGGCGGTAGAGAACTACCAAAACCCTTTTGTATATTTATTTACAAAAGTAGATGTTAAAGTTTGCTTTTGTAAATAAATATATTTATTTATGGAATTAGATGTTAAAGTTTAATTTTATAAATAAAGTATGGCATCCCAGCGTTGTACCATAGGTGCTGCGCTGGGCCTGCTTGTCGAGTTGTTAGACTTTAAATACAACAGTTGATGGCTTAAGTTATAAGTGATAATCTTTCTTTATCCTTTTCTAGAATAGTAAACTAGACCCTTTATTATGTTAATAATAGATTTCTTAAGTATTTAGTTTAAATACTTGTTTCTTAATTGCGGTTAAGAAATCTCTTCTACGGAAGAGCAATTTAGATAATCTGATTCATTAAGCAATGATAGCTGGTTGCTAGGATTATCGAGCTTCAGGAGGATCAACCTGGACCTTTAACTTTGCAGAGTTAAGGATTGGACTAGAGAAATTATTTTGATGTAATTCACAGTTGTTTAATATGAGGAACTGTATAATCTTTATTCATATATTTTGACTATTATTTCAAATAGTTACAGTTGTTTTATGTAGGAACTGTATAATCTTTATTACATTATTTTGGTATTATGAATATTATCTAATTTTGAAAGAGATAATTATAAAGTAGGATACAATGTTAATCTTCGGATTAGTGTGGTTGCCCCACTTCCACATTTAGGATTATTAGTTAGGATTGTACGCAATGATTTTTCCAGAAATCAACATCTTAAGTCGTATCTAATCGCACAATAATCTTTCAAGTAATATATATATAGTAGCAACTTATGTCTGTGTCAAGAACACTTATATAAATGTTATAAAATTTACAGGTTGGAACTGTTATTTTATATTAAATCACGAAAATATATATTATGCGAGCATGTGTACATTTTAAAAATGGGCAAGATTTTTGAAATGTATATATGTAAACGTCGAGGTCCGCTTTATAGTGAAGTATTTCGAAAATTTAATAGGATGAATATTGAAATTTTCAAGAGTTGGTAAGGCTCTATAAACTGCTACCAGGGAAGAATTATACGTCACCCTCCTTAATTGGAAAAACGCGATTACTCATATAAACAAAATGAATAGTACAAACAAATTAAATAAATCAGTGGATGTTTCTATTGCCAATGTATCTTTAGATAAAATCAATCATGATTTTAATGTTAAAGGTAAAAAATTTTATATTATTGTTAATAAAGAAGGTAAGCATATTGGTGTTAGTAAAAAATTTTTTGATTCACATAAGAAGTTTGTCAAGAAGGTTGTATCAAATGGAGCATATATATATTATTCATATAATAGTAAAGAAAGACATTTAGCATATAAGCCTCAATTTTTAATTGGAGCTGCTAGAAGTATTTCTAACTTTTTTATGGATAAATATAGAATGTTTCAAGGGATAAAACACAATTGGAATTCTCCTTTGTTGAATGCTTTTGTTATTGATTTTTCAACTATTCTAGCAGATATTTTTGGTTTCAAAAGTATTTCTAGTTGGTTGACTTTATTGTGTAGAATTTATTCTTTAATTTTGCGTGTGTGTGATTTTAAACAACATCAATATTATTTACAGAGCAATTTTGTAGATTTAGCCGCTTTTGTAACACTTTTAGGTTTACCTAAAGATTTTATAGAAAAGATAAGAGTTTTTCAAACTCTTGCAACGTCTAAAATTACAGGATCTGTAGCTATTATTAAGTTGTTTCGTGTTTTTGTTAATTTAATTTTTTCGTTTTTAGATTGGGTTTTGTTAAAAAGTCCAGAAAATAAAATGCTTTTAGCAATAAAAGAGTTTATTGAAGGACAATTTTCTTTTGTTATTCATGTAGAGACGATTGAGAGTGTGTGTGATCTTTACTCCAAATATGTGAAAAATTCACAAGTTATGTTAGATTTGAGATATCGTGATGAAGTCTTAAAGTTAGAAACAAAAATTACCGATGCTCGTTTTATAGATTTTATTAATACTAGTGATTATAGATCTATGAAGGAGATAGTTAATGCGTTTAAAGCTAATATATTGAAATATGCGAAAACATATACAATATCATCTAGAGTTGAACCAGTTTGTTTTATACTTGAAGGCCCAGCAGGATGTCGCAAATCTACTATAATGAATGCAATTGTTCAGATATGTAAGCGTGATGATCGATCTGTTTATACTCACATTATACCTAGTATAGATGCGGGTAAAGATTTTTATGACGATTATGAAAATCAAAATATTTTTGTTACAGATGATATTGGACAGCAAGGAGCTTCTCAATGGAGGACAATAATTAATTTTGTTGCCCCTGTTAAGATGCCTCTTGAGTGTGCTAATGCGGAGAAGAAGAATACAAAATTTTTTAATTCTAGATTAATATTAGGGACTACTAATTTATTATCGGAAATACAGTCTTTCACCTCGAAAGATTGTATTACAAGTAAAGAAGCGTTGTTTCGTAGAGTTCATTTATTGAAATTCGGAAGTGTACCTGGAGAATATAATATTTCCTACTGGAAATACGATTATATAACTTCAAATGCATGGAAAAATGAATATTTGGAAAATATGGAAGGATGTGATTTACCGCTTAGTTTCACAGCTAAGTACGATGATAAAAAAGGAGTCCATGATATGTTAATCTGGATTTATAAAATGATGTTACATGCAGAGAAGGTCAATGTTGATTATAGTGATGCGTCTACTATCCCGACACATTTATTAGATGATATATTGAGCAAGGCGAAGAAAGAGGAAGATGATGATTTTTTTGATGCTGTTGAAGGTGAGGGAAATGCGAATGTTAATCAAGGAGATGATTTAAGACCACAAGGAAAATTTCTACCGGATTTTAGTTTGGATAATTATGTTAAAGTAATTAACGACTATACTCCAGTTAGGGTTAAACCAGTAGCAGCCGCTATTGGAATGCCTTTCTATTATTTAAGCAATTTTATAGTAGAAAAAAGTAAAGAAATGATTACGAGTGTTTTTGAATATATGTCTTTGGGAAATGTTTCATATGCTATAGGTGCAATTCTTGTAGTATATATGTTGTATAGGATTTTGGCTTACTCGGATAATAATGAAGATTTTGTAGAACAGGTTTACAAGTTACAAGCAAAAATGGGAGTAGATACCACGTCTACTCAGTCAAGAATTAAAAATAATATCATGTTAGTAAAAGTTAATTCTGTGATTAATGGTGAAGAAAAAGAGCAGATAGCTTTCTGTATGATTACTGGTAAGTTCATTCTTATTAATGATCATATGGTTGGTGAGTCTCCAATGTTAAATATATATCGTAATGCTACAGCAATGAAGAATAATGATATAATGTTTAATAATTTGCCTGTGAAAATTGTAAAAAGGTTTTATGAAGATGACATGTGTGTGTTAAAGTGTGAGAGTTTTCCTGTAACCCCTGTAAAAGTATTTCGTTTCCATGATCAAGGTAGAGAGTTGGATTTAAGGAGCAGATCATTAATTGTCATTAATCCTGATATGACTATTCCTGTCATAAATAAGGTTAATGCGTCAATTAATAATCACATTGTTGCTTATAATTCAGTTTCAACATCTTATAAAATGGAACCTAATTCAACAATTACATATCCTATCAGTCTTGAAGGGATGTGTGGTTCAATGTTAGTTGATGAATTTGGAAATCCCCATGGTCATCATGTATGTGGTAGAGAAAGTGAAGGAGTCGTAAGACTTTGGAGCAAAAATCTATCAACATATGTGAGGAACTTGGAGCATTCTAGAGATATTCAATATGACATTATGGATAAGGAGAAAGAGAATTACTCAGGTTTAAGGTTGTATCAAACAGATTTAATATGTGGACAAGGTTTTGGTAAGTCTACAATTATACCTAGTGATCTTAATGATTTAACTAAAGATCCCATCATTAGTGGAGAATTAGATAAATTAGTAAGTGAAGATATAATTGGAGAGCGTGTTGAGAAAATGCCTGCGATATTAGATGTGTTTGGTAAAGAGACGTTGGTGAAGTTAGCAGAAAAGTCGTATAAACCTATACCGACTTTACCTAGAGAAGAGCTAAAGTTTGCTAAAGAATGTTTATTGGATATGTTTCCAAAGGAGTTTAGTAAAATAGACTTGTTGGAAGCAGCATTTGGTAATGATTCATTAGTGCGCTTGAACAAAGATGCCGCGAATGGTTATGGGTATAAGAAGGAGAAAGAAATTTATCTTGATTATGAAAATAAACGAATTACACCAGAGTTTGAGAGGATAATAACAGAATTTAAAGATAGAGTGATTAGCGATAATCTCTCTCCTGCGGATTTGTTGTGTAAAGAGGCACTTAAAGATGAGCTTAGAGTAATTGCGAAGGCAGTTAAACCAAGAACATTTAGAGTGTTACCTTTACACCACACGTTATTAACCAAACAATATTTGGCTAAGTTGTTTATTCATTTGAAAGATAATATGTGGGATAACGGTATTTGCATAGGGTTTAATCCTTATATTGACTTTGACCGGTTATATAAGGAATTAAATGTTATGGATTTAAAGTTTGACGGTGATTTTGGTAGCTATGATGGAAGTGCACCAAGTCAAATTCAAGATTTAATCGCTGAGTGTGTTATGGAGCGTTTTATTGGTTCTGAAGAAGATAGGAAAATATTGCATACTTTGTTGTGCAGTATGATCAGATCTTTTGTTCTTACACGTGAAAAACTAACATTAACTACGCATTCTATGCCTAGTGGATGTTGGGTTACGGCTTTATTTAATAGCTTATTAAATAGATGTCTAACAGCCATATGTTTGAAGAGAAACAAGAAAAATGCCTCATTAAGAGACTTTCGATTGATTAAGGATTATGTCTTGGGGGACGATAAAATTGTAGGAGTACCGAAATGTTTAGAAGATGTGGTGAACGCATTAACTATGAAAGAAGTTGCTGAATCATTAGGGATGACATATACTGATGCTAAGAAAGGAGACATTAATTTTAAAGGTAAAAGATTAGAAGAATGTCAATTTTTAAAGCGCAGTTTTATGTTTAATATTCGTATGAACAGAGTTGTTGGTTTATTAGATATGAACACTATAATCGAGTCACTGAGATTCTTCTCAGCTGATAAAGAATATAGTGTTGTAATGTATGGTAAACTTACAGCAATGCAATATGAATTATTTCTATATGGCAATCATGGATTAGTTTTGATGAATCGCATCTTAACATTGGCAAAAGAAAATAATATTTTTTACAAAGTATTTACTCAGGAGCATATTGCTAAAACAATGTGTGAAGAAGATACTTATGCACAAATTTGTTTTTCATTAAACAAATTTTTTAGTGCAGCTGTATAAATATTGATGATTCCATTTATTTTAGGATATTGTTAGGTGAATATACGAACGTGCAGCTTTGTCTCGTGAAAGTATTGATTCTGATTATATATTTCTTAGTATATAATGAATTGATTTACTATTCGTAATTCAGAAAACTAACATAATAGACCTACCAAAGTCAGATTAATATTTAGTGTAAAAGCTAAATACTGATAGTAAGAGTTTCTATAGTCCTTTCTAAAATAAATTGGGAAAATCTCTTTTCCGAGTTGGTAAAACTATAAATTACAAAACAGTTGTTTGTATGGAACTGTATAATCTTTATTTACTAAATGTGGAGTTAACACAATAAACCTACAGTTGTTTGTATGGAACTGTATAATCTTTATTTACTATCCTAAAATATTGACTTAATTGCATTTAATTTTAGAATATGATTATTGCCTTCTAATAGTATTGTTCAAATACTAGGGACGGATCATATAGAATCGAACAAAAACAGTATATATATTAATGTCAATATATACTTTGTACAAAGACATTACAATTCGAAACCAAGATACTCATTTTTCAACTACTGCTGCTTATGATATGAACGTTGGTGAACAGAATATTGCTACAAGTGTTTCATCTGTTGCAACTAGACAAATCGAGAATTTGGGTATTAGGCATTCTATGCCTAATATACATATTCCTGAGGAGTTTAGAATAGATGCTAAACCTTTTATCAATAGACCGTTCTTTTTAACGGAAGTGAAGTGGAATGCGACATCGCCTAAACATACATTGTTACCTAACACTATTCAGCGTATACCGCGGGATATTGTTAATTCTAATCTAACATTATTGAATGGATTGAAAATGGGCTCTCTGTACAGATATCAAGCTAAGCTTAATATTTCTGTTGCGGGAACCATAACACATGCGGGCTGTATTCTAGCGGGGGTTATACCTCCAACTGAAGTCAGTCCAAATTATTCTTTCACTCAAAAATCTTTGATTAATACAATATTGTCTGGGCCGCATGCCTTCTTGCATGCTAATGAAGCAACATCTGTACTTATCGATATCCCATGGTATTGTAATACAGATCTTGATTCATTAGATTTGCAAGTTCCATCTGCATCTTACATTAATCCAATTTCGTTAGCTCCCATTTCGGGGAACTTTGGAACCTTAGTATTTATGGTATTGAATCCTTTACAACCAAGCGAAGGGTCTTCAACAACCCTTTCAATAATTGTAGAGTGCATATTCGATAACTTAGATATTTTGGTCCCAACTCCTCGCTATGTGAGCTATGTTGCTCAATCATTTTCAACAACTGGTACATCTGTTATAGACTCAGCCGCAAAGTTTGCAAAAACTTTAACTGGAGATGCAATAGATGAATTGTCAAAAGGACTCTCTTCTTTAACAGGGTTGCATAACCCAAATACACCACAACTAGGAAACGCTATGTATGTGACGCCGAGAAACCGTTTAAATAATATAGATACTACCCAGTATTTAGAGAATTTAGACCCTAATGCTTATAGTGTTAGAACTGTTCAAGAACCTATTTTTAATACAGATATCGATGAAATGGCTATTAATCATATTATTTCTAAAAGGCAATTTTTAGGAACATTTTCAGTAGCGCAAAACGATGCAGTGGGAAAACTATTATGGGTCAGACCAATTTCACCTTTTCAAGGTGGATTTGAAGCTGCTCACGTGGGGTCGAGTAGAGAATCGTACTTAAATGGGAATATTGAGTTAATGCATTATCTTACGAGAGCGTGGAAAGGAAGTATAAAAATAACAATTCAGAGTGTGATGAACAATAAACAGCAAGTTAAACTCAGATTGTTACAAATGTATAACCCTTCAACGCGTG